AGTAATGCTTTTATTAAGGATAAGGAATCTGAAATATCCGTTAGAAATGTTATTATCAAGAAATTTGAATCTGTTAATGACAGCATTATCAATTCAAATAAAATATTGACTCTTCGAATTGATAGCCTAAAATTGGTAAAGCACAATATATACATTACTCCAACCAAACAAATATCTGATACACCTGAACAGGCATACAAAGAAATGATTAAAGAACTTAATAAATACAGAGATGAAAAAAGTAAGTAAATTTATAATGCTTTCAGTGATAATAATATTATCTCAGTCAGCATTATCTCAGTCAAGGAATTGTGACAGCATAAAAAATGTTAAGTTAACAATTTGTGATATGGATGACATTACAACAGTTTTCCGTGACAGAAGTAAGTTTATAAAATTGAACTCAGTGAATGATTCAATATTTGTTAATGATTCAACTTTGATTTCCAATTATAAGAGAGAAATCAAAAACGATTCAGAAATAATATTGAACTTAAAGAAAAATAGTGTAGATGATAATCTTATAATAGACAATCAGAAAACTGTGATTAAATCTGAGCAAAAGAAAACTTTGTTTTGGAAATCAACAACCTATATAAGCGGTGTTGCCGCTACTGTTTTTTTAATTCTTACTTTATTAAAATAAAATGTCAAAATTCAAATCAATATCCCCAATAGATAGTAGATACCGTAAGGATGGTGTTATGCGTGAACTATGTTCATACGAGAATCAGATAAACACAAAAATTTATTCTGAATTTCAATGGTTTCTCTTTCTTTGTGAAATTAATGGTATACCACCAAGTAATTCACAACTTAATGAGCTATATTCACACCTTTTTAACAACTTAGAAAAATTTAATGCTTTTGAAAAAATAACAAAGCATGATATAAAAGCTGTTGAATATTATGTAAAATCTGTTGCTCAAAGTTCTGATTTTTACACATCAAAATCAGAACTTGAGGGTATAAAAATTATATCATACATACATTTTGGTCTTACAAGTCAAGATATAGTAAGCCTATCATCAAATTCACTTTTTTCAAATATTTCTAATGAATTGATATTTAACATTACAATGTTATTGGACTCGTTACATAAAGTATTTTGTGAAAATTCTGTATTAATGATTGGATTCACTCACGGACAACCCGCTGTACCAATAAATTCAAAATTAATATACAAAAACTATAATAGTAGAATCTCATCTTTACTCACCAATCTGACTAATATACAACCAAGTGTTAAGTTTGGTGGTGCTGTTGGTAATAATTCATCTATGAAACTAATAGGTATTACCAACATAGATGAATTAATGGATAAATTTATTAATGGGTTTACATCATTGAACTTGAGTGTAAATATGTCATTAAAACGTTCTGAGAATACTACTCAAGTTGATAATTGGGTATATTTGGTTGATTTACTTAAAGAATATTTACAACTTGCATCAATATGTATTGATTTATGCCGAGATTTATGGCATTATTGTTCAATAGGATATTTGTATCAAAGTAAAGATGATGGTCAAATTGGTTCATCAACGATGGTTCAAAAAACTAATCCAATAGATTTCGAAAATTGTGAGGGTATAATGGAAAAGATGGAATCTGATTTTTCATTTTATATCAAGAAATTTTCGAAATCAAGATTACAACGTGACCTGACTGATTCTGTTGCTATTAGAATGGTATTTGAAAGTTTCGCAATGTTTGATGTTGCCATAAATTCTTTACGTAGAGGCTTGTCTAAAACATCATTAAATGAAGAATTTATAACCAAAGAATTAGATAATCATTATGAAATGTCAGCTGAATATCTGCAGCTATTCATGAAAAATGCGGGATTACCCGACGCTTATGAAACAATATTCAATCGTCTGAAAGATACAAAGTTGACAGATAAACTTAGCTACAGAAATTTTATTATTAAGCTTTATTCTGATTGTGTAATTAATAAGATAATGTATGATAAACTTATAAACTTTGACCTTAATGATTATAAAACATTTTAATATCAACTGATTATGATTATTATTATATTATTGTTAGGAATTTTTATATTTATACCATTTATATCCACGTTTGTTTTGGGTTCTATAATTCTTTATAATGATTTATTTCATAATATACCATATAAAGAATTATACAAAATAAATAAAGCTTTCAAGACCTCATATATATTTTTCTTATCATCATTAATTGTATTTATTATTATCATTTTATTTTTAAATAAAATAAAATTGTAATGGTTACGCAGAAAGCTATTTCACCAATAACATATTTCTCAATAGAAACTAGACAGGAGATTGAAATTAATGCTGATAAAATTATAGACTTTACAGATCAAATTTTTTCAAGCAAAAAGGCGGTTAATTTCAATCATAATGGAACTTTTATTATATCACCCGAATTTGAAGGTAAGCCAAATTTGGTATCATATGCATTATATACAGATCAAAATGTTGCCGATATAATGATGTTTTATAGTGAAATAAGCAATCCATTTTCTATTTCATCTGATATGATTGTTATGATGCCTGATATTTCTGATGCTGTTGGTGCTGTGAATTCTCAATCATCTGAGGTAACAAAGAAGAAAAAGAATAAATCGCAAATAGAATTTGCGAAGAACATTAATGTTCAAGACAAAAAGCGTGTTATGGAACTGATAAGACAAAGTAACCCATCTAGCGTTACTTTATCAGACATATCCAATATAAATGATGCGGGAATTAATACAAAAACAGGTAAGGTATCAACATTAGATGATTATATAAAATCACCCAACATGACAACATCTGATCAACTTAAGATAATTGATGGGAAAGTTATATTGGGTGCTAATGTAAGTAGTAAAAAATGCTCTGATTCAGCAACAAAATCTCAGGGCTTATCAACATCAATAAGGCAATCAATACTTGCTAAAATAAAAACAGGTGAAATTTAAATTTTATTTTGATGTTCTTCCGTAATAAAACTCCAAAGTACTCTTGATGGATTTTCTAACATCCTCCATATCCAAATTGTTTATTATTATATCAATAATTTCCTCTTGCTTTAAATCCTGTTCGAACAAATCTAATAAAAATTTAAATGTTTTTTTATCGTAAACCTGTAGATTTATTGTAGACTTTAAAGGAATCTTTGACTTCCTAGATAAAATTTCTATAATTGTGCTTTCAACCTTTGGTGTATTTTTTGTAAATTCCGATTTAATCATATTTATTCCCTCTTGCCTCACAGGTCTGTCTTTCGGCTTCAACATTATATTATCTACCTTTGTTGAGTTATCTGTAACTGATATCTCACTAGTGGCTTTTAATATACCTTCCAATTCGGGGTCAAAAAAATTACTATCTTCTGTTTTAGTGCTTTCAGGGGTGTCCATAATTTTTATACGTTTATATGTTTATATGCTTAATTAAGTTATGTTTTCATGATTTGATACTATTGTAATAACGTGAATATAAATGTATAAAACAATAATATGATTACAATACCCGATATAAATATTGTTATAGGTGATTTACATTTTGGTAGATATAGCAATGATCTGAAAGAGTTAGAAATATCACTTAACTATTTTAGAAAATTTATTTTGCCGATTCTTGATAAGTTGAATAAAGCATATGGTGCTGAAAATGTTGGTATAATACAAGTTGGTGATGTATATGATAACAGATCATTAATTTCAACCGAAATACAAGATTCAATACTCGATACGTTCGAAAAAATTTCTGAGCACAATATTGTTGTTGTTGATACGGGTAATCATGATAAGTTTAATCAAACAATAACAACAAATCGTGTGCTATCATACATAAGTAACTGTATTGTTGTAAGACAGCCTACAAGATTTTTAACAAAAAGCGGTAAAAAGGTATCATTCATCCCCGCAATTGAAAATAAAGATGGATTAGCTGAGGTTATATCAAACGATGAATACGCTGATTATATGTTTGGTCATGATGATATAGCGGGATTTTCTCATGAAGGAATTATGGTAACCGAGGAAAAATCTATTAATATGTCACATTTTTCCAAGTATAAGCATGCTATCATCGGTCACATCCACAAGCCACAAGAGAACAAAAATATAGTTTATGTTGGTGCAGCATATCACACAAGGAAAAATGAGTGGGAAAACAAACCACAGATTATGATAATAAATATTGCCGATGAATCATTTAAATATATAGAAAATAATGTATCACCAAAATATTTAAATGTATATCTTCCCGATTTATTGGATATGACTGTTACCGATGCAAATGATTTAATTAAAAATAACAGGGTTTCCGTGTTTGTTGATGATTTTAATAGAATAAGTACAGTAAAGATAACTGAATTTCTTACAGGTTACTATTCACTTAAATATGAACAAAAAGTTGGTAAAATATATTCACAGAATGAAATAACTAATTCTGATGAAAATGTTGATTTTGATATAAATGATGATATCAAAGATATTATGTCAGAATACGTTACATCATTAGATTCTGTGATTATAGATAAGAAGCTAATTCAAATTTCAGCGGTAACAAAGGATAAAATTATAAATAACCTTAACAAATTATATGAAATATCTAAAGACAATGTGAAAATGTTGGATATATAAAAAGGAAAATTAACCATTATTAAACCATTTATTAATTACAGCTATGCAAGAACTTATTAACAAATTAGCCAATTTAAAAAACGGTTTACAAGTCAAGAAATCTTTTAATACTCTCGATGAAATTTACAATAAAACGTATTTTACAGAGATGGTTAAGCATTTTGACACCACCATTTCTGAAATTTCTGAAGGTGTAGTAAACCGTTCTACCATTTCTCTGAAAATATTGGAGTATACATCATTAATTGATGAATTAATTGAAAAACGTAAGAAAATCGAGAATTTTAACGACAAAAATTCCACTATGGAAAGATCAAAGATCACGTCATACATTGATTTTTTAACTCAGCTCAAGGATGTTTTTAATGAAGAACTTGGTGAAGAATTAAAAGACACTTATAAAAATTAATATATGTCACATTCAAAAACGCTTTTTAACCCCTTTTTTAAAGAAGGGAAAATTTCATTCATTATGGATGGGTTCGCTGGGAGTAGTGGAAAGGGTCTTTTAGCATCAAATTTGGTAAAATACAGCAATAATTGTAATTTTGCTGTTTCAACCAATGGTCAAAATGCATCTCATTATTATGAGGAAAAATTTCCTGATGGTACAGAAAAAATTATTTTATTCAAAGTACTTCCTACATCATCTGTTTATCATGAAAAACTTGATGCAGTATATGTTGCTCAGGGTGCTGCCTTTGAACCTCAAAGATTGCTTGAGGAAATTGAACTTACAGGTATACCACGTGGCAAGGTAAGAATTCATTACAAGGCGGGGATTATTTCCAAGCAAGACAGAGATTTTGAATCAGGTGTTTGTAATTACGAGGGTAAAGTTAACGAGGAACGCCAAAAGGGAACAGTTACCTCAGGTACAACCGCTAGCGGTGCGGGTTCTGTACGTGCCAAAAAATGTATGAGAAATCCTGATCAAAGGATTTATGCATATGAATATCCTGAATTACAGGATTTTTTGTGTGATACAGAACGTGAAATTATGGACAGACTTGATGCGGGTCAGTCAGGGCTTTTCGAAATTGCTCAGGGCTTTGCATTATCAAGTGGACTTTCATACAGTAAACGTAACACAACGGCACGTAACTGCTCAATTACTGCAGCCATGGATGATGCAATGATTCCACCATTTTATGCGGGTAACGTATTTATTAACTTGCGTACATTCCCTATTAAAATAAACAATAAAAAGTGGGTTTTAAAAGGTGGTATTCAATATTATACTACAAATGAACTATCATTATCTGAGGTTAAGGCAAGATTTGATGAAAGGTTGTTTAATTTCGAAGATAATGAAGATTATTTGGTAAAAGTCATAACCAAAAAGGATATTTTCCTTACGGGATTTGATTTGGAAAAATACCCAAATATTCCATATGACGAAATTGATTCTTATTCTGGCGATTGGTATAGAAATGGATGGGAAAAACCCGAAACACAGGAAGAACTTACTTGGGAACAGGTTGAGGCTCAATATGGTGGTGTGATTGATAAAAAAGCAATTTATACATCGCTTACTCTTATGCCAAGGAGAGTAGCCACATTCTCAAAAGAATTGCTTGTTGATGCAATAAGATATAACAGACCATCTAAAGATTCTGAAATTTTTCTATCTTTAAATTTCTGTAATTGGCTTGATAAGGAGATTGAGGGTAAAACCAAATTAACTGATACTACTCACAAAGTAATTGAGTGGCTTGAAAGCAATTTTGATGTTATCGATGAATTTGATAACGTATCACTTTCAATACTTGGAACAGGTAAATGGGTTGGAGAATTTATTAGCTTTCCAAGATAATACCTATTGATTATACTTTTGAAGAGGATAATTGTTATAATTATCCTCTTCAAATATATTTAAATAATAAAAAATTGCTATGGCAGATGAATTCAATAATGAGATGAACGTTAAAAAGAATTACGAAAATGTATTCTTACGGTCTGTAATTGTTTCTTTCACATCTTTCATGTCAGACATAATTGAATTTGAAAGACATAAAAAAGGTAAAACTGAAATTATTAAATGCCCTGTGTTTTATTCATATACAGGTGATCAGGCTTTTCTGTCTGATATGTTTTTAGATTCTCACAGATTTCCATATAGTGGCGGGAAACAATTAGCTGAGGGTAATGTAATGCCTATACCCTCAGGTACATTTTCTGTCAAAGAATCGGGTGTACAAAATTCTAGTGTTAGTGGCGGTAATGAAAGGATTTTATATTTTGTAGACGAAGAAAATGAGCACGGTGTACAACCGCAAGTTCCGTATTCAGCAAGGGGTGTGTGGTTTCCTGAATCATTTTTGGTGGATTTAGAAATAAAAGCATCATCAGAGCTAGATAGGTTGAAAATATATGATGCTATAATAGAAAACTTGTACAAAACTAGGAAAACTTATATAGATGATTATAAAGGGTTTAAAAAGATACCTTTAACAATTGCATTTCCTGAAACACAACAATTAAGTAGATCATTTTCATTTTTTGCCAATTCACAAAGCGATTTACCATCTTTAAAATTGCAATTGGAAATTTATACAAAAAGACCTATAATTGATAAATCAACAGCACAAAAACTTGATACTAAAGTTAAAAGTATACATATTGATGAATATTTGAAATCGGTTGGAGAAGAGGGAAACGAATTATTAGGTAGTTCAGATATTAATTAAAATTCATGGCAAATATAATTAAAATACCAACAGAACCTATTGAACAAGTATTATCACAACCGTATAAAACTGACACGGTTGGATATTTTGTTAATATATTTAACGGTAGGTCTAAAGCATCTAAACGAAAATTTAATTTTCCTGATAAAGGACAAGCGGCTCAATTTTATACTGATAATTCGGGCAAATGGAGAATAGATTTCACGGATTTATCAGGTAATTTATTAGCTGATGAAAAAAGCTTGTTATTTGATTCAAGAGCTTTAGCATATTCACAATATGCTAAACTAATGAGCAAAAATAAGGAAGTTATAGAAAATACAGAGGATGATGTAGAGGATATAGTTATTGAACAACTTGAAAGGACATTTGAGCAATATCTCCCATCATTGGTAAAAAGTCAACCAAAAAGAAAGTCAAATTTCAGTGATCTACCCAAATTTGATGATGAAGATGAAGATGAAGAACACGAAAAAGAACATGATGAGGATGTATTACAAGCTGAGGAAAAATACATACAGGCATCATCTATAGCACTTACAGAGGCAAAAAGCTTATTAGGCTCTATAGCTGAACTTTATATCGAAAAAGGTGTTATAGAAAAATTTCCGTATTTCAAAAATAAATTATATTTTGAGGAGAATTCTATACAAATGATTCATACTCAAATGATGATTTCGCAGCTTGTGCTTAAGAAATTTTTTAAACAAGTAATTAAAAATCCTACAGCTAAAAACATTGAATCACTGTCTAAAATACAAATGTCACAATTAGCCTTGAGTAAATATCAAAGGGAATACTTGTCTGATGTCGAGGAATCTTTCAAAAAACTCAAGAAAGATTATGTTAATGGTGAATTTGTTAATCAGTCAGGAATAGAGGAAGGTGAGGTTATAATACCTGATACACCTGTTTTCAATGATAGGAAAAAATTAATAATGGAGCTTTCTGAGGTTGTTGAAGCTGATGATTTAATACCTCTATCGCCCAATCAGAATTTAAGAAATAATATCAAAGATAATGAAAGAAACAGGTATGAAACATCGTTTAAAATTCACACTCAAAGTGAATCATCTAAAGACGAAGAAATACTTGTTGAAAAAAACGCTGAGGATATATTTAGCAGCTTTATGGACTAACACAATGGGACTATTAGAAATTTTGGAAAAAACTTTAAATGCTATATTAAAAATAGTTATATTTTTAAATTATAATCTGTGGAAATATAAAGTTGAGGAAGACTGTATAATTAGTTCCTCTATTCCTAAAGATAATTTATTGGTAAACGGTATAAAGGGTGGTCAATATTTATCGGCTGTCCATATTAAGACAAATGCCGAAATACTTAAAATAACTACTAAAAATGGATGCTTTGTAAAGTGTTCTGTAAATCATTTGTTTTATGATTCAAATATGCAGATAATTGATGCTAATAACGTAACAAGGCAGACATTTTTAATCACAAAACAAGGAATATCACGTGTTGTAAAAGTAGAAAAATTACCTAGACAATTTACTTTTGATGTTACAGTTGGTTCAGGAGAAATGAGTTATTTTTCTAATGATATACTGAGCCATAATTCTATTACATCAGGTATTTTTATAATGTGGTATTTACTTACCAATTATGATAAAGGTGTCGCATGTACTTCGGCAACCGATGATAAAGTTAAAGAACTTATAGAAAAGATAGATACAATATACGACAATTTGCCATTTTATATGAAACTTGGTATATGTGTTGATAATCAAAAGAGGAAAATATATGATAATGGCTGCTCAATAAAAGGTGAAACAGCAACAGAGAAAGCGGGTGCAGGTCTTACTGTTAACGGTATACTTTACTGTGATGAATTTGCACTGATTGACCCACAGGTATTAAAAATATTCTATCAAACTATTTTTCCAACAATGTCATCGTCAAAAACAGCAAAGATGATAATTACATCTACAGCAAGAGGCAGAAATTTATTTTGGCAATTGTACACTGATGGATTACTTGGTAAAAATTATTTCAATCCTATACGTGTAGATTGGTTTGATGTTGAGGGTAGAGATGATAAATGGAAACAAGAGGAAACAGCCAACATAGGTTCTGAGGAAGCATTTGAGCAAGAGTATGGAAATAGTTTTGATACCAATCAACAATTACTTTTGCCATCTGATGTTATGAAGTCATTAAAATCATATCAATCACACTTTACAAATAATCGGCTTTCCAATGCATCTTGACAACACAATTTATGTAATTATATAAGAACTTAAAACAAGTATTGGAATGAAAAATGAAACTATTGCCCTATTGAAATCCATCAAGAAGACATCTGAAAGATATCAAGGTATAAACTTGTCATTAGAGAATGTTGAGATGATAAGAAATGATGTATCAAAATCGTTAAGTAGAGTAGATGTACACCAAAGAGATTTTTTAAATTATATGTGTAATTCATTTAAAAACCTTATTGAAATGGGTGATGAAATATTTTTACCCGATGCACTAGAGGCAAATTACACAGAATCACAGATTACACAATATTTAATTGATTTAATCGAAATTTAAAATTATGGGGCTAATAATGCTTATATCGGTATTTTTGTTTTGTTTTGTTTTGTTTTATTGGAAGACCGTTAAATTATATAGCTATACAATTAACTGTTTCTATAATATTTGTGGAATAAAATATATTCAAGAAAAGTATACTATAACTATCAAAGGAAATACCATTAATAACCTAAGAGTATCAACGTTTGGTACTATGTATTTAGTTGTAGTTATACCCGAAGAAGTTGAATCTGAATACTTTGATGAATACTTACAAACATATTTAACAATACTAGAACAGGCAATGGTTGTTCAGAATCTTTATGGCTTGGTGAAGACAAGAAAGGAAAAATATTTAGTTACTTCTGATCAAGAAATTAAAAATGCCATTTTTTATATTAAATTTGTTCCAATACTATACAAAAATACATTTTCAAGATTCATATGTTATGTTTTGGTAAGCTTTTTATCTGTGTTTTTAATAAACCATTTTGAATTAATCAAAGTTGTTTTAGACATTATAAGGCTGATTAAAATATAAATTGATATGATAAATTCAAAACAAATATTTAATGACATGTCTATCTCCTATTTCAATGAAAATGGTGAAATAGACTTGGTTAATATTCCAATTTCAGATAGTGAAAAATTTGTTTGGGAGGAAGCAGGATTAGATGATAGATACAAACATCCTACTATAACATCTCAATTTGATAGACCCGTAAAAAAGATACGTAAAAATTATCTAACAAAATACAGGCAATACGAATATATAAATAATTTACCACAGCATTTACAGGACAAAATATTTTCAGATAACAAGCCAAAGAAATGGTTTTGGGATATAGAAACAGAAACTGTTAATGGTGTGTATACCGAGGCATCCAATCCTATTGGTAGAATATTACTCCATACTATTTGTGATGAATATGGAAATGGTACTATATTTGGGATGAAGGAATTGACGGGTGAGCAATTAAAAAGAATTGAAATAAAATTAAACGCTCATTTATCTAAAATATTGGATAAAAAAATAGTTAAACAAGTAAATCTAAAATACCGTCAATACAAAGATGAATACTCCATGAATTGCGATTTTGCCGTAAACTATATGAGCAAAATGTCTGTAATATTCGGTTGGAATGTTTTAAAATTTGATGCACAATATTATTTTAATAGGTGTAAAAGAACAGGTATTGATTATGCAAAAATTATATCACCTGTAGGAAAAACATTTTCTCATTCGCTTTCTGATAAATACAACAAAGAAAATAAAATAATATTAGATTTACCATTGCATAGACCAATTATTGATTATATGCAAATATTTGAATTCTTTGACCAATCTGTTGCGTATAAAACATCTATGTCATTAGGGTTTATTTCGAATGAGGTATTGGGTGTTACCAAAATTGAATACAATGGAAACTTACAAGATTTATACGACACAGATTTTGAGAAATTTTGCTTTTATGGTATAACTGATGCTTTTCTTGTAGAAATGATTGACAAGAAAACCGATATATTTTCCTTGATGCAAACTATAACCAACATTGGAAAGGTTGATTTACTTTTGGGAACATCGGTTTCAATTATAATAGAATCAATCTTTAGTGATTATTATTACAAAACTTACAATAAGGTATTTATAAAAGAAGAAAACATAAAAGAAGGCTATGCGGGTGCTTTTGTTGTTGAGCCAACAATAGGCTTATATGAATACATTGGCATTTATGACTTCGAAAGTCTTTATCCATCCATAATGCAATTCCTAAATGTTGGTCTTGATACTTATATAGGTCAAACATATGACGATAAAACAACCGTTGTTACAAAAACAGGTGAGCAAATACCATATGATAAAAACACTATGATACGTGCTAACAATGGTGTAGTATATACAAGTGAAAAAGATGGATGTGTTAGAACTGTCATAGACAACTTGTTTACAAAGCGTGTTAAGGCAAAATATGCTAATCATGATATTGCTCATGATATAGAAGAACTTAAAAAATTAATAGCTTAAAAATAAATATTATGGAAGGTGAAAAATTAATAGTAGATGTAATTAAAAGTAGAATACTTGTTAAAATTGAAGAACAAATTGAACAAACCGAAAGCGGATTGATAGCTATAAAAATTGATGATACAGACCAAACTCTTGGTGAAATTGTCGGTGTAGGTGAAAGTGTAGGTGAAAATACTGTTGTTGGTAAAAGAGTAATGTTTAATAGATTTTCAGGTACTCAGTTAACTATCGAAAGCAAAAAATATAGGGTTATGGAAGAGGGTGATATTTTATTAATCATAACCAAAAAATAGCCCTCTGCTGCAGACGATATACTTTCCTTTAATTTAAATCATTTTCATAATACTAACATAACAAAAATATATAAAATTTAAAAAAATGAATGACAAAGTACAAATAAAAACAGGTGCTGAGGCAAGAGATACGATACTTTATGGTGCAAAACAATTATGTGATATTGTATCATCTACACTAGGTCCTGGAGGCAAAAACGTATTACTCAAGCATTTAAATGAAAGAATCATACAATCCACAAAAGATGGTGTCACTGTTGCTAAATTTATAGAACTTGAAAATGAATGGGAAAACATAGGGTGTAACCTGCTCAAGCAATCATCAATGAGAACGGCATTAAATGCGGGTGATGGCACTACATCTACGGTTGTGTTTGCTTATGCACTTATGAAAGAGATAAATGAATTTTTGAAATCAAATCCTGATTTTAATGTTCATAAACTCCGTGATGATTTAAACAAATCAAAGGATTTGATGATTGAATATATTAAGGATCATTCAATAATTTCAAAAACAAATAAGGATATTAGAAACATTGCCATGATTTCTACAAATGGAGATGTTAGAATATCCGATTTGATTGCATCGGCATATGATAAATTCGGAAATGAACATGGAACTATAATGGTTGAACCATCACCATCAACTGAAACATCAATAACTATACAAAGCGGGATTAAAATAGCTTCGGGATATTCTAGTTATATGTTCATGACAGATGTTAATAAGATGATTTCTGAGCTAACAGATTGTGGTATAATTATAACAGACCACAACATTTCAAAAGGCTCTGATATGTTAAAAATTCTTAGTATAGCCAATACCAATTATAAATCATTACTTATAATTGGTGAGAATATTGAGGGTGAAGCTGTTCAGACTATGATTGCCAATCATATGAGCCAAAAGATGAAAATATGTTTGATAAAACCAACATTTTACGGTGAAAGAAGAAAAGATTATTTGTCAATGATTGCATCCGCTACATTAGCAACACCTTTTTATATTGAGTCTGGTACTAAGCTAGCTGAATTCAGTTCTAAGTTTATTGGCTCTGCTCAAAAAATTGTAGTGAGTAAAGATGAAACAAATATTCAAATATATGACATTAATAAGCCTAATCTTGATACAAAAATTTGTCAAATAGAGGAAAATATAAAGTCTATGATTGAAACAGGTTCACCCGAAGAGAATGAGGCTATTCAATGGAAACGTAATTTGCTATCTTTTGCAAAGGGAAATATAGCTACGATTAAAATCGGTGGTAATTCCGATACAGAAATTTATGAGGTAAAGGATAGAATTGATGATGCAATAGCTGCCGTTAAATCATCTATTGAGGAAGGTGTATCGGTTGGTGCGGGTGCATCATACATAAAGGCTGCTTATCAATTACCACCTTATTCAATTTCAGGCAATTTGATTAAGTCGGCATCGGAATCAATAAAAAGAAAATTGTTAAGCAACTTGTGTATTTCCGATATTGATAAGCTGATTATAGATGACATATTAGATGACAATAATGGTATTAATATGTATGGTGAATTAGCAAACCTTGTCGAGGATGGTATTATCGACCCAACAAAAGTAATAAGGAATTGTATAGAAAATGCTATTTCCGTAGCTACAATGTTTTTACTTACCGACAATATAGCGATGAAAGTCGAGGACATCTTAATATAACCAAAATTTTCGGCACTATAGTTCAATACCCATTAGAACGGCTAGCTAGGGAAGTGTGATTGATACCCGAACCTAGCAGAATTCAATAAGTCACGATATATAGAATTTTTATCATGGTATGAAATCCATGTAGTGTTGAAAATCTTTGGTTTGTAACGGTATAAAATATTTTGAATTTTTGAAAACTATTGTATAATTAAAAAACTATTGAAATGAGTGAAAAAATTGAACAAACTGAAAATTTTGAATTTGGCGGAATTTTTGCGGTAACAGCAGAAAATTTTGAACAACCAACATCAAGCAATTTTAATGAGGATTTTTTGGCATTAAAACTTGACGATGAAAAGGTAAAAGATGGTCGCTATGTAGTAACAGGCAGATTAGTTCCCGATGTTAATTGTGGAGAAATCAGGCGTGACCGTGTTACCAAACATATGTATTATCTTCCTGACCCAAATGACCCTAAAGCCCGAATTTATGTAGATGCACCAAGTAATAATCCTAAACTCAAGGATTTAGCTACTGCAGCATATATGAAGCATGTGTACGATAAAGGTAAGAATTACGACCAAAACACCCCAATACAATTATCAAAACGGTTGGAAGTGCTTAAACGCAATACTTACAATTATTCCCTGTTTTTGATTTATGATGACCCACAACACCCTGAATTGAATGGTAAAATCAAAATTTTGAGATATGGCAAAATCCTTAACGTTAAACTTGATCAATTATTAAAGGGTGACCCAATTCTCAAAAGAAAGCCGATTGTGCCGTTTGACCTTATTAATGGTAAAGATTTAACTATTGTGGTATCAGAGGGAAATCAAAATATGCCAACATATGAACAAAGTTCTTTCAATGATGGTCTTTGTGGTATTTCATTTGATTGTGGTAAAACTACAATCAAAGAATTTAACCAAGAAACAGGAAAACAAGTTTTTGATTTTTTAAAGACAAATTCCCCTGACCTGTCACAAACGTACTACAAAGAAACAACAGCAGAAGATGCTAAATTGTTAATCAATTGCATTAAAATAGCATTTGGTGAACAGTATTATAAAGAATTCTGTGAATTGTATTTTGAAGTTTTTGGAACTCAGTACGTACCCGAATACAATAATGTTACAACAGTTGCCGAAGGTCAACAGGCTGTAGGATTACAACAGGGAACTACACAGGTACAACCAAAAGTTGCCGAACAACCAAAAGTTGTGGAAACAACAACTCAACCAAAAGTTGTGGAAACAACAACTCAACCAAAAGTTGTGGAAACAACAACTGATAAAGCATCTGTTGACACTACATCGAAATTCAAGTCATTGAAAGACAATGCAGGTACTGTTTCCGCAAGTGAAAAACCTGTAGAAACCGTTATAGAAGCAAATCCTGTAGAAACTATTGCCGCAAATGAAAAACCTGTAGAAACTGCTGTAAAATCAGTTACACAAACTGATCAAAAAGGCTTTGGTGATTTAAACTTTGACAATTTGCCTGATGATATTAACTAATAACTAATACCAAAAGCAAATAAATTAAAAATAGTCCGAGAAATTGTTTCTCGGACTATTTTGTTTTTATGAGTGGAATCTCTCTATATTTATGTTTACACACCCCATATAATCATTCAATGGGTCAAATTCATCCTTAAAATATACATTATTGCTGTCAGTCCAATCACCTCTTATAACTGCTATTTGATTATTATCGACTTTTATATTTCCTAAAGAATCTATGTATTTGCTATCTTGAGATAATAATATAACCTTAACGGAATAAATATTATCTAATCCGTTAATAAGTGACACTATTTCAGAATGTATTATGTCTGATGTTGATTCTCTATTCAACAAATAATTACTTATAATATTTAAAATATTTTGTCTTGTAATCATCATATTTGATATATCGGCATCCACACCATCCTCCAATTCACAGTAAATCATCATTGCGAACTTCTGTATAAGAGGATTTATAAGTTCCATAGTTATATTGGCTGATTCAATACCTGACTCCTGTATCTGTGATAAAATTTGAGCTTTTTCATAATCCAATAATAAAAATTTATCTAAAGATATAGTAAAATAATTTTCACCTGTTATTAACCTGTTAATCAAAGATGGTACTAAGTACACAGAATATTCGTTTATATTATCAATAGTTTTCTTAAATATGTTGATTGACGAAAAATAATTCATCTTTTTAAAGAAATAATTAATTGACTTTTTGTCATGTAATATAAAACTTCTTGAAATGTTTGGTGCTAAAATTTTTGTTAAATTTATATCCTCTGAATCAGCACCAAGGCAAGGTAATATATTGTTGTTTACATAAAAAATATCATCAAGACTTAATTCATTACCATTACCATCAAAGCATGTATCATTAAGTTTCCAAGTTGTTTTTGAATTGAATAAATTACCTATACTTCCATTGGTTGTAAGTACATTTACTTTTATTTCAGAGCCTAAAGGTGGAATCTCTTGGAAATTGTTTTTCCCAAATATTATATCAACACCTGATGTCATACCCGTTTTAACTAAACACCCTGCAGCACCATATGGTATATCATACAGCGAAATATACTGCTCATATATTTTACCGTTAACCATTACCTCAACATATGAATCATCATACATTTGAAATTGTAAGTTTGGTAATTCATATGTTTGTATATTTGTACCTGTTCCTGTGAATGTATGAGTTTCTACAACACCTTCTACAATAGGTATTTGTAATTCCTTTGTATCATTTATATTGAATGTTTTGAAATCAGTATTCATTAATATTGTATACTGTAAACCATTTTCCAAATTCTGTATTTTGGTGTAATTAGGTATGTGTATTTTGTCACCCGCTATACTTATATTTATTGATGGGTTTCTAATAAGTATAATACTTCCCCTTGCCGATGAACCTCTAAAAGCGTTGTGACCTTGTAATCTTGCAAGACCATGTACAGAATGTATTCTGTTAGCTGTTTTAAAATTAGATTGAGTTGCTGAGTCGTTAATATAATAGAAAATATTATTAACGTGATTTTGTAATACAAGTATTATTTGACCAAAACTTGAGGCATATGTGAAAGACCTAAGGTTGTTTTTGAATCTAATAATTAAATTATTAGTAAGTTCATTTATAGAATCTATAGCTTTTACCTTGTTTTTAGGTATTAATTTATTTTCTAAATTATCATTATTAACAGCCATGTTGTTATTTTAATTTATTTATACTTAAATGGGACTATCAAAATTAATTGGTAATCCCATTTGAACTTATTTATATAATATTTTTATAATCCTTAATATTTTTAATTTTTTATTTTTAATAATTTTAACTTTGATTTTAATTCCATCCAAATGATTTAGCCAAATCCAAAGCATCTTTTTCATCAACCAATCCCGCAGCCATTAATTTATGATAATAATTATTTACACGTGATAAATGATCTGTTGCAATTTCCTTTGCTATTGATGGGTTATTAGTATGTTCAACCTCAACCAAACATCCAACTTGTAATTCCTCTTGGTCAAATGTTGAATCATCAGTATTATCACCTTCCCCACCTCTTAATGTATCAACCATATTAAGTTTTTGATCTTGTGATTCAAACACCTTTAATCTTTTCATATTTAGTATGCTTTTGATTATTTAATATTGTTACAAAAATTAATAAACAACACCACCCGCACCCTGTGCATCTGTTGCGTTTATGCTCAGACCATTCTTGACATCTCCATTTTGGAATTCAACAGCAGTTCCCTCTGAATTAGTTTTTAGCTTATCATCATCACCAATTATCTCGTCTAACATCCCCGAAAGTGGTAAATATGTCCTACCCTGACCCGCATTTAATATAGCCTGAATATCACCACTATCCATTTTTCTAGCTCTTTTCAAACTAATTTCCAAAGTCCATTTAGTTGGGAAATCATCAAATCCAAGTTCATCGCTAGGCGTAACTGTAAAAGAATCACAAATTAAATTTCCTATTGTATAAATTGGATTATAGGGATTGCCAACAACTAGGTGATATTCACCAACAGGTGCACCCGATACAAGTGAATGTATAGCAACAATATTTGGTCTTGATTTTTTAGTTGCCATATCAAGCATTTTATCTCCACCAATTTTCCCACCACCTAATAAATTAGAAAATAATGATTGAAAATTCCCTGACATCATACTTTGCCACAACCCCGAAAGTGCGTTTCCTGTTTTCCCCATAACACTTCCTATATTTCCCGCTACAGATTTAAAGAATCCGCCATAATCACCCGAATAAAGCTTATGATAATCACCCAAAAACCCAAATTGCTCCATAACACGAGGTGTAAACCTGTTAGCACCACCCCACCATTTAGCGTGATAAAATGTAAGTGCTAACATGTTACCAATAAGGTCAAGCATTGCTAACTTTGGATTTATATTTTTATATGATTTTAATTCATATTCAAATTTTAATCTGAAAGATAAATCAGCACCAATTCCTGATTCTCTAGTCATTGTATCCTTTATCACATTTATTGGACCTAGTACCTTGTGAATATATGAAAAATCTCTAGATGCCTTTATTGCATCTATTCTTGAATTGCTAGCACCTGACAAATCGGATGTTTGAGAATCTCCTGTAAAAGTAGATGCCCTTGATGCCATATCCATTCCCTGACCAACATAACCCTTAAGATTTATTCCACTAAGCCTACCACCAAGAGTTGGAACAAACCCTGTTACAGCATTTTTTTGAGATTCAAGTGTTGGTATGTTTTGATTTGCTTCATCCCATATCTGAGATGATACATTTTTCCAAGAGATACTTCCTGTTATGGAAAATAAAGAAGATAATTTATTATCTGTTGGGTCACCAAAATACGTAATTGCTTGAGCTATTGGCTTTATATCATTACGATTTGTATTTGAAAACTGTAAATTATCATATACAGGATAAGCAAACCTTCTTAATGTTAATAACCTATTAAGAGGTATTTTATCATAGTATTTTGCATATAAAAAATCATTGGCAAAATATGGCATTGATGGCGATTTGTCGGGTGTAAAATCAGCTAACAAATTTCCTATAGTTAATTCAGGTTTATCCTCTACATGTCCAAACACACCATTTTCACCCTGTTTGTCATAGAAATCATTTATTCCATTACAAAAAGAATGTGTGAACAAAATATAATTATTGAATAAAGAATTTACCCCCTTCACATTTTGACCTACAGTATAACTTTTATCGGCTTTTCCTTCTGATGTATACATCCTCATACCATTTCCCTTAACCAATGATGCTTTTGGTTTATTAACGGGGTCTTTTGATTCACGTTTTAAACCTTTGAATGAATCATTAACATATGATTTTTTCTGAGGTATACCACCAACGATAGGTGATTTACCAAGGTTCATTGAGGCTGATGGACTCGATAAGCTATTAAAATCTGTTGAAGCACTTGACATATTTAATACTATTTTTAGTTATTTATAAAACATTTGATTATTTTATAAAGCTGATAATATAAAATCAGATAATATAAAATAATGAAAAACATGGACATGGATATAGAAAACAAAACTGAAAGCACTGAAAGCACTGAATTTCAAATAGGTCATTATACTGCACTTGTGTTGGCATACAGAACTATTGGTGTTTCTGTAGATATGAAAGATGCAATGCTTATTGAAAAGATATCTGACTTTATTAAAGGCAAAACAACTAAAGATATTAAATTGCATGATATTGATAATTTAATTAAAGAATCAAATCATGATTTCGAAAATATCGTGGTTAAAAATAAACTTGTATAAATATGTACGCTGAATTCCATACTCATTTAGGTGGTTCTACATTACCACAAACATTGTTTTCTATAGCTTATGATAGAGGATTAAAAATCAAAAAGTATCAGGATTATGACAAATTTTCTGATACAATTTTTAATGGTGCAAATGAGGATAAATCTTTGACAGGATATTTAGGTAGATATAAAATGATTCAAGAAATTTGTTCTTATCCGCAATCAATAGAACTTTCTGTTTATCATGTTCTTGAGGACTTATATATTAACCATGGATATAGACTTATTGAATTAAAGCTAAACCCTGCCTTGAGAAATCAAAAAGGTCTATATGATTTGGATACAATAATAATGTCTGCTTGTAATGGATTGCAGAAAGCAAAGGCTATATTCAAAGACTTGCGATGTGGTTTGATAATTGAATCAGATCAATCATTTTCCATAGA